TTAAAATCGATCCATCTGCTCCTGTGTCGCGAGCGCAGGATAGTTGTAATCGTCGTTGCTCATTTCTGCGTACATGTCATTGACAGTTCCGATGGTGAGCAGGTCGAGCTCCGAGATGGAAAGCCCGATCTGCACGCACCGAAGTAAAAAGAGCGGGGTTGTCATTTCCCGCTCTGTCGGATGATGTTTTTTTTAGATTCCACCTGCTGTTCCACATTCAGTCCCCACAGCTCGATGATCTGCGGCAGGATTTCATAGATGGAGAAGGTGTTAAACTGGTCGAGCCAGTCCTCCGGAGTGTCCGGGACATCAGGAGTCTGGTGCTTTGCCATCAGCCATGCGATGTTCTCAAAAAGCTCCAGAGAAAAGGTGTCGAGATTGGAGTTTGCCGCATCGTTTTCATCGATGCCCTTTTGCAGCTCATTCAAGTCCTTGTAGATGTCCCTGTGGAACTTATTTCTGTATAGGCGAGGAATGGCGGCAGAGGCGCGGAACTGCACCTCCTTGCCGTCAACCTCGATTGTTTTTGTTACAGCCATATCGCGCCTCCTTATTCACCGTTGCTTACCGATGCACTCGGCTCATATACAGCGTTGTACCAAGCGTCGTAAACTGCGCTCGTAGTGTTCGTGCCGGTCTTGACCTTCACGATGCCGGAAGGCAGCGGAGAGGCCGTAATGGAAAGCGTCTCTGTCTGCACCTCGGTAGAGTCCTCCTTGGTGCTGCCGGTGACGGAAGGGCGGGTCGCGCTGCAGTAATACATGCAGTGGCGGATCTTCCTCTGGTCGCCGGAGAACTCGAAAAGCAGCGCAAAATGCTCCGGTTCCACATCCTTGTTCTCCACAATGACGCCGTTGGCATCCTCAGTCTCGTGCATGACATTTGTGAGAAAGCTCTCTGGAATCAGCGCCAGCTCAAAGTCGCCGGAATAGCCGTTGTTATTGGAGACCATGTAATATACGGAGTCGTCCGCATAGAAAGGATCATTATCTCCCTCGGCATCCAGCGAAAGGGATACGGCACCGGGCATTGCTACAGGCGTGCCAAAGGTAACAGTACCATCAGCGGCAAGCGTAGCAATGGCGTAGTGGCAGTTTTTCAGGCCGAACTTGACCTTGTTACTTGTGTTAGCCATAGTCGTTTATCCTCCTATAATCTGTGTTTGATATAAGACCTCGTACAGCTTCTCCGACTCAATCCACACCTCTGATTTCTCATAAGGCAGGTCGTGCCGGATCAAGATGTCCTCGATCTGGTTTTCTGTTTCCGGGTCTTTTACGTCCGTGTATAATTCGATGTTCAGCTCATCAATTTTCTGAAACACCGTGTCATCCGCAAACATATTGTCAGAGCCCGGATAAAGAAAAACGAGGAAGGGCGGGTCTGGCGACTCACCTTCAGCAAAGTGGTCGTAGGCGAGCGGGAGTCCGGCTTCCTCTAACATGGTGATTACATCGTCGTATGTCATGATCCACCTCCCAGCTTCTGCTTGATGGTATCGACGAGCTTTTCGTTTCCGCGCTCCTCGGCTGAGGCGATATGCGGCTGTGCCGGAACACGTCCGCCGCCACGCTTTACATGCCCATGCTCCAGAAGGTGCGCGAGCTGATAGCGGTTCCTCGAATGCACCACGAGGTCGATGCTCTGTGAATCCTCGTGCATATTCTTGACCGACCAGCTTTTCTTGTATTTGCCGGTATCAACCGGAGCACCTGCCTGTATATCCTTGCGGACAGAAGCAGCAGTCTCTTTCACAGCAGCCTTCAGGTCATCCGTAGCGAGCTTTGAATATTTTTCGAGCTCCTCCATAATGGCGTCGCCCATTTCGCTTATTGATACATTTCTACTCATGCGTTTTTCTCCAGCTTGCAGTTGAATTTCAGGCTGTTATGCTTATAGCCCATCGGATTCACATAGGTGATGTTGTAGGTGTGGCCTTCCGCGATGATCCGGTATTTTGTCGATTCCACAGCCGCAAGCTCAGAGCAGTAGCGGCAGGTGAAGTCCAGCGATTCCTCCGGATTGATAACTACACCACCAGACTCCGAACCGGAGCTTGTGCCCACAGTCGCCCAGCAGGAGAAGTAGTCCGTCCAGCCGGTCTTATGGTTTCCGTACTTGTCCACGATGACTGCGTTTTTCTGAAAGGTGACGCGCACCCGCATAGCCGCTATATTCATGAAAACGCTCCTTCCCGTATTGCAAAAAGCAGGGAACGAAGCGTCATGGTAAGCGCATGATGGTCGGCTTCCTCCCTGTGCTCAAAGAGATAAGCGCAGGTATAAAGGATAGCGACCTTCATGGTTTCCCGGATCGCGGAAAGCTCTGCCTCGGTGTAGTCATCAGAAGAAGCTGCGTCCGAGTTGATCACGTCCCATTTCTCATCAGAGAGCCTTGCTATATCGACACATAATCGGATGGCGGAGGCTAAGAGGATACCGACCGTGGCATCCTCATCCGTAGAGTCTACGCGCAGATAAGCCTTCGCATCTTCAGTTGAAATCAGTGCCACGGTCGTTCACCTCCAATCCTTAAGAGCCAGACTTCATGTCGAGAATCTTGATGCCTTCGGAGAGGATCAGCTTGCCGTCCACACGCTCGGTGCAGGTGAAGCCGACCTGACCGTTGGTAGCGTAAAGCTCGTTCAGACGCTTGATGGTGCGTCCCGCCCTGTCGGCGATCCAGTAGCAGGAGAAGTCGCCGAAAGCGATAGTCCTTGCACCAGCCGCCATCGCAGGTACCTTCGGAGAGGTGTAGAGCGGATAGCCGAGCAGTCTGTCAGGCTCTCCTGCAGTAAGGGCAGGCTGCCATACATAGACGCCGTTCAGATCCTTGAGCTTTCTGATGGCAGCGACCGTGGCGTCGTTCATGAGGAATTTTGCCTTGCCGCGATACGGAGCCTTGAGGGAGTACACAAGGCTGATCAGCTCGTCAGCGGTAATCGCCGTAGCGGAAGCAGCGGTCACACCGGAAGGAGCACCACCAGCGTTTGCCGGAATGAACAGGCCGGTCGGTCTGTCGATAGCCGTCTGCCCAGACTGAACGGCACCGTTGATGAAAGCGTCCTCCTCAGCTTCACCGAAGGCGCGACCGAATTCCTCGGAGATGTAGCTCTCGATATCGAAGAAGCTGTCGGAAAGCAGCTCGTCGGATACCTTGATAAGGTCAGTCAGCTTGAAAGCGTCAATGCTGGTCTGGGTGAAGGTCGGGTTGCTCTCGGTGTACGCGCCGTTCTCAGCTGTCCAAGCTGCCTGCGTGTGACCGTTTGCAACAGGAATCTTGCGCTCGTTCTGCGTGGTGATCACCTTGCAGCCGATGGTACGCATGATGTTGTTCTCATTGAGCGCCTGCACAAGAGTGTGCTCGAATTCGATAGGAACAAGGTAGCCGCCGTTCGCATCGGTTCCTTCCTCAAGCACGTCGCGGATTGCGGGATTGCCGGGATGACGGATGTTGTCCCAGAAGGCCTTCTTGTAGGCTGCGGACGCTCTGCCGGGCTTATCCTCCGGCTCATCCTTTACACCGGGCTTTCCAGTGAGCGGAGTGGAGGTCGGTGCGCTCATCATCTTGTCGATCTGCTCCTGACGCTGCAGGCGCTCGATATCCTTGGTGAGGTCAGTGACTTCCTTTTCCATCTTGTCGTAGGTCGCGGCATCCTCTGCAGAAACCATGCCGCCGTTCTGGGAGTGAGAATTGAGAAACGCCTTAGCGGCCTCCCATGCCTTCGCTCTCTTGTCCATGAGTTCCATAATCTGAGTCATAGTAAAAATCCTCCTTTAATGTGCGAGAAGCGAAAGGCGCTTCTCAAGATCGGTTACTGGTACCATGTGTTTATTTGCTTCCGGCTTCTTCTTAGGAATCAGTCGGGAAAGCAGCGAATCGGTGACGGCCTTGCGGGAGAAAAGCATCTCCGCGTCAGCCGTATCCTCCGGGACAGATTTCTCACCATCCCTGAACAGAATCTCGTCAGCAAAGCCGAGCTTCACGGCCTCCTTGGCGTTCATCCATGTCTCAGCATCCATGAGCTGTGAAATCTTGTGGCGGGAGAGCCCGGACTTGATTTCGTAGGCGTTCATAATGGATTCCTTGACTTCGTTTAACATGTCGATGGCTTTCTGCATTTCCTCGGTATCACCGATGGCGATGGTCGCAGGGTTGTGTACCATCATCATGGCCACGGGACTCATGCAGACCTTTGTACCGGCCATAGCGATGACGGATGCCGCCGAAGCAGCAAGGGCGTCGATCTTGACCGTCACATCGTGCGGGTAGTCCATCAGCATGTTGTAGATCTGCGCAGCAGCAAAAACATCACCGCCCGGAGAGTTGATCCAGAGGGTGATGTTTCCATCGCCTGCGTGCAGTTCATCGCTAAATAGCTTGGGTGTTACTTCGTCGCCGAACCATGTCTCATCGGAAATTTCCCCGTCGAGGTAGAGTGTTCGGTCGGAGCCAAAGCTGTCCGGCTCCTCGTTTCGCACCCAGTTCCAAAACTTTCTGGTCATAGTGCCTCCTTCTTTCTGAACCGGGTGCGCCCGTCTTCGGGTTCCGGCTCTGTTTGTGTTTCCTTCGTTTCATCAGCTTCCTCCTGCGTCTGTGCCGAGGCCGCAAAAATGCCTGCGTCCTTGAGCTTGGTCATATTGCCGTTGATGAGATACAGGTCGCCGCCTTCCTCCGCTGGAATGCGGTCGAGGTTTTCAAGCTCCCTGATATCGTTAGCGGACATCCAGCCGTTCTGGCGTCCGACCGCATAACCGTTCATGCGGCTCTGGTAGTCGCCTCTGAGTAGTCCGTCCACGTTGAATTTGAAGAAGTAGTCCTTCTTTTCATCCGGCGAGAGCAGGGCTCTTTGCATGGACTGTTCCCAGCGGCATACCCACGGATCGAGCGTGTATTTTACGAACTCCAGCGACTGCTGCTCGATGTTTGAGAAGCTCGATTTCTCAAGGTCGCCGATCATGTGAGGCGGGATGCGGAAGATACGAGCGATCTCGTTGATCTGGAATTTTCGCGTCTCCAAAAACTGCGCCTGTTCCGGTGAGATGGATATAGGCGTGTATTTCATGCCTTCCTCCAGCACAGCCACCTTGTTTGCATTGGAGCTGCCGCCGAAGGCCGAGTTCCAGCTTTCCCTTACGCGCTCCGGGTCTTTTACCACGCCGGGATGCTCTAAGATGCCGCCGGGCGTTGCACCGTTCGCAAAGAACTTAGCGCCGTATTCCTCACAGGCTATTGCCATGCCGATGGCGTTCTTGGCCATTGCAATTGGGCTGTAGCCTACGAGGCCGTCAAAGCCGAGACCGGGAACATGCAGCACGTCGGATGGCTGGAGCCTTACGCGGCTGCCATTCATCGTGTGCGCTTCATCCTGAGAGGTCTGATATTCGTAATAAAGCTCTCCGTTTTCATCACGGTTGACTGTCATACGATTTGGCATCAAGGGATAGAGCGCGACCACTTCGCCTTTGCCGTTTCTAATGATCTGCGCGTAGGCGTTTCCCCACAAAAGCAGGTGTGTCATCAGCGTTTCCCGGAATACAAAGGATGTCATTTCCGGATTCGGCTCATCGTGAAGCAGGAAGTAGAGCGGATGATTTGTCGCTTTTTCCTTGCTGCCGCCTTCGCCATATCGGTAGAGGTGGATCGGCAGGCCTGCAATCGCCTCGGATAGAATCCTCACGCAGGAGTAGACCGCTGTCATCTGCATGGCGGAGCGTTCCGTCACAGCTTTACCGGAGGTTGTGCCGCCAAAGAAGAAGCGGTAGGAGCTTCCAGTCGTTGTATTGGTAGGCTTATCTCTCGAACGAAACAGTCCTGAAAATATGCTCATATTGATCACCTGCCTTTCAGATAAACAAAATGCCTCTGCCGTCGTAGACAGAAGCGCCGTTGTCGTTGCCGCAGCGGATCGCACGGTCAAGCGCCATAATGGTAGCGATGGCTCCGTCGATCTTTTCTGTAGATTTTTCCTTGTCAGCCTTGATGTTTCCGGCTGGATCGGTGCGGATGAAAATGTTATCCATATTCCAGCGGAGCACCGGGTGGCCGCCGTGAGCGAGCTTTTTCTCCAGCGTCAGCTTCATGAGCTCCTTTGTCGGCGGGCTCATATCCTTAAAGCCCTGACCGAAGGGCACGACAGTAAAGCCCATGTTCTCCAAGTTCTGTACCATCTGGACGGCTCCCCAGCGGTCGAAGGCAATCTCGCGGATATTGAAGCGTTCGCCGAGGCGCTCGATGAATTTCTCAATGTAGCCGTAATGGATGACGTTGCCCTCGGTAGTCTGCAGCATGCCTTCCTTCTCCCAAGTGTCGTAGGGCACGTGGTCTCGCCGGACACGCAGGTCGAGTGTGTCCTCCGGCACCCAGAAGTACGGGAGGATCACATACTTGTCGTCCTCATCCCTTGGCGGGAATACCAGCACGAAGGACGTGATATCCGTAGTGGAGGATAGGTCAAGGCCGCCGTAGCAGACACGGCCTTCGAGATCGTCCTCATTGATGGGATAAGCACAGGCGTCCCATTTATCCATTGGCATCCAGCGGATGGCCTGCTTTACCCATTGATTGAGGCGCAGCTGCCTGAAGGAATTTTCCTCGCCGGGATTTTGCTTTGCCGACTCGCAGGCGGCTTCCACCTTATCAATGCCGACCGTGATGCCAAGGGAGGGATTTGCCTTTTTCCAAACCTCTGGATCAGTCCAGTCCTCATCGGGATCAGCGCCGTAAATGACCGGGTAGAAGGTAGGATCGACCTTCCTGCCATCAAGGATGTCCTGTGCTTTCTGGTGGACTTCATAGCAAATGGTGTTTGTATCATTTCCGGCAGTGGTAATCAGGAAATACAGCGGCTGCATTCTGGCATCGCCGGAGCCCTTGGTCATGACATCAAAGAGCTTCCGGTTCGGCTGGGTGTGCAGTTCGTCAAAGACCACGCCGTGGATGTTAAAACCGTGCTTAGAATAGGCTTCAGCGGAGAGCACCTGATAGAAGCTGTTTGTCGGCTCATAGATGATCCGTTTCTGGGAGGCCAGTATCTTCACGCGCCGGTTCAGCGCCGGGCACATTCGTACCATATCCGCAGCGACATCAAAAACGATGGTGGCCTGTTGTCTGTCGGCAGCGCAGCCGTAGACCTCAGCGCGTTCCTCGCCGTCACCGCAGCAAAGGAGCAGGGCGACCGCAGCGGCCAGCTCCGACTTGCCCATCTTCTTCGGGATTTCGATATAGGCCGTATTGAACTGCCGATAGCCGTTGGGCTTTAGGACACCGAACAGGTCACGGATGATCCGTTCCTGCCAGTCAATCAGCTCGAATGGCTTTCCCGCCCACGTGCCCTTAGTGTGGGTGAGCTGCTCGATGAACATCACAGCGAAGTCCGCCATCTGCTTGCTGTAGTGGGAAGTCTCTGCCTTGAAGCGGGTCGGCTTGTAGTTTTTCAGTTTTCGCATTGGCAAGGTTGCCGCCTCCTTTCAGGGCAAAATAAAAGACCGCCAGCCGACGTGTTCGGCATGCGATCCGGTATCAGTACGAGAGAAAGAGCCGTCTGGCTCAGTCTCCCGGAATATTCATTCTCAGGGGTTTGTGCTTAGTTGTAGTTCTCAAGCAGGATGCAAAGCGCCATCTCTGCTTCCTTGCAGGTTGGCTCGATGTCCCAGCCTCTGTCGTAATTGCAAACGGTCTCGCCGTCAATCTTGATCATGAGCTTTGAAATCCTGCCGCCATTGATGCCGTAGGTCTCGCTTGGCTCATCGTAGTGCTTTACCCAGTAGTGGCATTTGGTGTATTTTTCCTTGTCCTTGGCATCCGGAATGCCGATAACTCCTTCGCTCCACATGCTCTTACGCCTCCTTTACCGTCATCTTGAAGGCTGGGATGAGCCGGTGCTCGTCGCTGCCGAAGTGGGTGTAGCGATCCTTGACCTTTACGATTCCGTCCAGCGTGCAGCCGAGCTCCTCGAATTTGGCGATGGTCTCAATCAGGCTTGAGAAGGTGGAACTGATGGTGAATTCCCTGACTCCCAGCTTCCTGCAGTCTGCGAGGATCGTCTCGATGTCGTCGTCCCAGATGACCTCGGCGAAGTTCGGGAGGTCGTTTCCGGCTTCCTTGCTGTAAAGGTAGGCCTGTCCCAGCGTCCACTGGCATCCGATCTCTTCCCAGCGCATTCCGGGCTTTGCGTTTTCTATGGCTTCAATTGTGTACTTCATGGTGGTTCCTCCTTGTGGTTGTTTTCCCTTTTGGTATGTACATATATCACTCTGAACGCCTGTAATAGCAAGCTATTTCTCGAAATATATGTGACAATCCTGCGGGAACATTTGAGGCCTAAATTGTGTAGTTTATGCCTCGCCGGACATGATGAATTTCACGTATTCTTTCCGGTGATCCTCAAGGTATAAAACCAGCTCGTTGAAGTCCCGTTCATAGGCCAGCCGCTGCACCATGTTCACATCAAACATATTCGTAAGGCCGGTGTCCCGGATGGCGAGGATCTGCTCCTTTACCTTTTCATCCATGTCAGTCCACCACCTTTCGCACAAGGTCGATGCCGTAGATGACATTGAGGCCGGAGCCGTTGTCCCAGTCCACCAGCAGGGAGCCGGTGTCGTCTATCCCGGTGACAGTTCCCTTGGTGCCAATGGGAGGTGCCTGCACATCGTCCATCTGGACAAGCTCCACGCGGGTGCCCGCAGGATAGCGGGAGCGGAGGCCTTCGAGCTGCTCTTTTGTGATCATTCGCATGCCGCCACCTCCTTTTCCGGTGCGCCGTTCTTCCAGCTGGAGTTGCCGGAAAGATTTTGAAGGAGAATTTTGCGTTCTGCCTTGTACTCGCTTCCGATGAAGCCAAGCCGCAGGAGGAAGCAGCGGAATGCGTACTTCTCGTTATCGACTTCCTTTTCGGTGGCGTTGATGCGCCTTAGCTCCCGGCTCATCTTGCCAAGGGCGGCAATGAAGTGGGTGTAGGCCTTGACCGCTTCCGGCTCCGGCATTTCCGTGAACCAAGGGAAGCTGACCGTGTCCTCCGTGATCTCGATGCCAAGGTCGTCAATGCCGAGTGCCTTCTTGATGAGGCTTTCCTTGGCGGTGAGGAGGTTGGTGAGGTTTCCGACCGCTACCTTGTCGAGCGGAAGGCTGACCGTAAGGCCGGTGGCCTCGTCGTCGCTGTCGGTGGTGGTTTCTTCGTCAGTGCTTTCGACTTCCTCGTCCATCTCGGCAGTGAAGCCGTCAGCGATGAGGCTGTGAGTGATGCGCGTGAGCTTCTCGTCGTTCTCGCAGGTGACGCCGCCTTCCTTATCGACCGTGATGTCGCCGATCTCGTAGGCGCAGGTCGGCATGAACTTGTAGACCGCTTTGTCGCCGGTGAGCTCCGCGATGGCTGCGACCAGCGCCTTCCTGTCTTTTCCGGTTACGTTGTAGTTTGCTTTCATGAGTGTGTCCTCCTTTTTGAAATTGGGTTTTCGCTGTGCCTTTCGGCATGTATATACATCACTCTGAAAGCCTTATTTATCAAGCGATTTCTGACATTTTCCGAGGTAAAAAATCGCCGAAGAATCCGGGCGGAAATTGTGTATTATACACCCGCCGTAGGAGAGGTCTCGACTTCCTTTGCCAGAGCGGAATAGAGGAGCTTTTTGCCGTTCCTTATTACATACACATTCTCTTCATCGCCGGTATCCTCTACATAGCGCCGGAGGATGACGGAGGCGTACTTCGGATCAAGCTCCATCATGTAGCAGATACGGTTTAGCTGCTCGCAGGCCATCAGCGTGGAGCCGGAGCCGCCGAAGGTATCAATGACCAGCGAATTCTCCTGAGAGGAGTTCTGGATAGGATAGCCCAGAAGGTCAAGCGGCTTACTGGTCGGATGATCCTTATTACGCTTTGGCTTATCGTAGTTCCAGATGGTGGTCTGCTTGCGGTCGGAATACCACGGGTGCTTGCCGTTTTGTAAAAATCCGTAGAGCACCGGCTCATGCTGCCACTGATAATCGGAGCGACCGAGCACGAGGCTGTTCTTTACCCAGATGCACACACCTGCGAGATGGAAGCCTGCGTCAATGAATGCCTTACGGAAAGTGAGTCCTTCGGTATCCGCGTGGAAGCAGTAGGCGGCTCCGCCTTTTTCGAGGTGGTCTGCCATGTTCTTGAAGGCCGCCAGCAGGAATTTATAAAATTCCTCGCCCTTTAAGCTGTCGTTCTGAATCGTAAGGCCGTCCGAGGCCTTGAAGGAAACGCCATAGGGCGGATCGGTCAGGACGAGGTTTGCCTTTTTGCCGTCCATGAGCTTTTCCACGTCCTCCGGAGAGGTGGCGTCGCCGCACATAACGCGGTGCTTGCCGACCGTCCAGATGTCGCCGGGCTCCACAAAGGAGGCCTTCTCTAAGGCAGCAGTCAGGTCAAAGTCGTCATCTGCGATGTCTTTTTCATTTCCGGTGCCGAGCAGCTTATCCAGCTCACCGGCATCAAAGCCGAGGAGCGAGAGGTCAAAGGACTGATCCTGCAGGTCGGATAATTCGACCGACAGCATTTCCTCATCCCAGCCTGCATTGAGCGCCAGCTGATTGTCTGCGAGGATATATGCACGCTTCTGAGATTCCGTCAGGTTTTCTGCAAAGACGCAGGGCACGGTTTCATATCCTTCCTCGCGGGCAGCCGTAACGCGACCGTGACCGACGAGGATGTTGTAGTCTGCATCAATGACGGCAGGACTCACAAAGCCGAACTCCCTGAGAGAAGCGCGGAGCTGTGCGATCTGTTCTTTACTATGCGTCCGGGCATTCCGAGCGTAGGGCACCAGCTTGTCGATAGGTACCTGTTCCAATTTCTGTGTGTTCATTTACATATTCCTCCTGCTACGAAGCAGCTGCTCCATCACGCTGTCCTGCGGGCTGCCTTCAAAGGGCTCGGTGCAGTTTTGCTTCACAATGTCGTATATCTCATACCAGAGCAGGTTGGCCTGCTTCTGAAAGTTCATGAGTAGCTGCGTAAAAGGGCTCGCAATTGCAGCGCCGGTGGTCGGGTGCTTTCCGAGCATCCCGTATTTGCTGACCGCCTCGGAGCACTGGATGTACCGGGCAAAGGCCTCGGAGTAGCTTTCGAGCAGGCGCTTGTTTACCAGCCTCTCGCAGCCGCGCTCTTTAAGCCACAGCCATGTTTCCTTATAGATTTCATCCGCACCGAGCGGCTTGCCGTCCTTCTGCTGGGCAGAGAGGTAATCGTCCGGGCTGGGCATATCCATGCCTTCCAGCTCCACGCCGTCACCGATGTCGTCAACATCAAAGTCGGTCAGGTCGTCTGTAAAGTCCGGCAGCTCCATGCGCTTTGCAGGTGCGCCTTTCATAATTTTGTCGGCGAGGGCATCCGGCTTGGAGCCAGCTTTGACACGTCTCCCGCCGCGATAGGTTCCGTCTTTCGCCATGTCTATCACTTCCATTTCTGTGGTGCAGGGTTTAATACCCTGTTTGAATTGCAATTTTTGCGAAGAAGCCCCCGCGCCGTTTTCCGGGAAAAAGGGTCGTAGAGATTTTGACCGCCCTACCGGTCGCCGCGCTCGTGGTGAATCTTCTCGTGACACGAGCGACAAAGGCTCATGAGGTTAGACTCGTCATTCGATCCTCCCTCAGCGAGAGGTACGATGTGGTGGACTTCCTCGACCGCGACGTAGCGTCCTTCCTTCAGGCACTGCTCACAGAGCGGATGCTTGTGGACGTAGCGGTCACGGATTCGTTTCCAAGCTCTGCCGTATCGTTTGCCGGGAGAGTAGCCGCGCTGGAACTTCTCGTAGTGCTGTTCCATAACCTTGGCATGCTCCTCACAATAAACGCCGTCTGTCAGGTTCGGGCATCCGGGATAGCGGCACGGTCGTTGTGGTTTTCTTGGCATAAGCCGTGCCTCCTTTCAGGGCATAAAGAAAGCCCTGCAGGATAATCCCGCAAGGCTCGTGGGCTGCGCGTGCAGCTGTATCTTTATTCTTTTCGCTGATTATATACTAACATATTGGGCGGGTGGACATCTTAGGACAAAGCAGGACATTTCGGGCGCATTTTTATATTGTGATCGGATCATCCGGCAGCGTCACATGAAGGAGCGCCTTGCCGTGCCAGCGACGAATGGTGCGGGCATCTGCACAAAGCTCCATCCCGATCTGCTCCCATGTATAATTGTGGATGTAACGATACTTCAAAACCATGCGCTCGTCGGTGTCCGGAACCGCCTCAATGACCTCCCGTATCTGTTTCTTAAGGTCAGAGAGCATTTCAAGCTCACCGGCGATTTTCTTTTCCAGTGCCCAGAGCTTTTCAAGCGTCCGGACAAAGGGTGCTTCTGTATTCCGCGATGTCTGCACGCGGTCTTTGTCATATTGGATCGCCGACACACTGCCTGCCATCTCACGCAGGTTTTGTGCTTCCATCGTGTCGGACTTGATTCTCTGATCAAGGCGGTAGGCCTGATGCAGATATTCTTTTATGGTCATAGGCTTTTTGCCTCCTCTCGTAGTTTTTGTATAAGATACTCGCCGTCAACACTCGTTAAGGCTTTGTACCAAGCGGAGCGGAAGAACCGTTCACACTCCATTGCATCCGACATAGCAGCTTGATTACTGGGTTTCTTTTTCAGGCGCTTTAGGGCATCCCGGTAATCCTTCACGGCCTGCAAGACGATGGCGTTTGCGAGATTTTCATAAGGATCAAGCATCAGGTCACCTCAAGGTCTGCCTTGACCGCATCAATCAGCGCGGTCTGCGTCATTTCCTTTTTGGATAGCGCCTTTACGATCCTCTCGTCGATAGTGCCCTTGGTGATGATGTGCTGGATCACCACAGTCCGGGATTCTTGGCCTTGCCGCCAGAGACGTGCGTTTGTCTGCTGGTAGAGCTCCAGCGACCATGTGAGACCGAACCATACAAGGGTGGAGCCTCCGGCCTGTAGGTTTAAGCCGTGACCGGCAGAGGCCGGATGGATGACTGCTACAGGAATCTTTCCCGCATTCCAGTCAGCAATATCGCGGCTGGACTTGATCTCCCGGACATTGAAGCAATTTTTGATCCGGCTAAGGTCGTGCCGGAACCAGTAGGCCACCAGAAGCGGTTTCTCATTGGCGGCCTCGATAATATCCTCCAGAGCGTCCAGCTTCCTGTCGTGGAACTCGATTACCTCGCCGGTATCGGCATATATGGCACCGTTCGCCAGCTGGGAAAGCTTCCCGGTAAGCGATGCGGCATTGGCGGCAGTTACTTCACCGTCAGGAAGTTGCAATATGAGCTCCTGCTTCAAATCCTCATAGCGGCTGCGCTCAGAATCGGATAATTGCACCTCGTATTCCGTAGAAACCAGCTCCGGCATTTTCAGATGGTCGGTGGACTTCATGGAAATCGTGATATCCGAGATTTTCCGGTAGATGGCGTCCTCCGCATAGGGCAGCGGCTTATAGGAGTAGATGATCTCGCCGTTACGCTTGTCCGGCATGAAGTAGTTTGTCCGGTACTGCGTGATAAAGCGTCCGAGGCGTTCACCCATATCCAGCACCTTGAACTCTGCCCACAGATCCATGAGACCATTGGAAGAAGGTGTGCCGGTGAGGCCGATAATGCGATGGAGTTTCGGTCTTACCTTCATCAGAGACTTGAAGCGCTTAGCCTTGTGGTTTTTGAAGGATGAGAGCTCGTCGATAATCACCATATCGAAGTCAAAGGGAAAGCCGGACTCCTCAATGAGCCACTGCAGGTTCTCACGGTTGATGATCGTGATATCCGCTTGCTGCATGAGGGCAGCTTTTCGCTCCTTCGGTGTCCCGACTGCGACCGCGTAGGTCAGACCGCTAAGGTGCTCCCATTTCTGGATCTCCGCTGGCCAAGTATCGCGGGCGACTCGCAAGGGAGCGACCACCAGAACGCGGTGTACCTCGAAGCTGTCAAACAACAGGTCGTTTACTGCCGTCAGGCTGATGATCGTCTTGCCAAGTCCCATATCGAGCAGGACTGCGGCCACAGGGTGCTTTTCGATATAGCGGATGGCATAGTCCTGATAATCATGTGGATTGAAGTTCATCGATCATCCCTCCAATCTGCTCCGGATCGTCAATGACGTAGACCGGAAAGCCCAGCTCCCGTAGCAGCCTGTGGCGTGAGAGTTGGAGCGGGCGTGGCTTTTTGCCGGGTGCCTTCAGCTCTGCGAAGCCGATATGGCCGTCAGGGAGTAAGATCAGGCGGTCGGGCATTCCTGCGAAAGAGGGACACACCAGCTTTAGCGCAATCCCGCCATGCTTTTTAACCGCCAGAGTTAACTTGTTTTCTATCTGTTTTTCTATCATCGGTAACCTCCGTCAGGCGTTAATTTCAGGGGATGTGCAAGGTGTATCAATGGTATTTACCAAACTTTTTCTTAGAGCTATTTTTTAAGGCCTAAGAGAGTTTTTATATAAGACCTTGATACACCTTGTCATAAGTCCCTCATTACTGCAGAAAATCTTCCTCTGCGCCTGTGTCCTCACGAATCCTCAAGCCCTTGAAATAGCGCTTCCGATTCAGTGTCAGCCGCTCAAATCCGGCTTTCTCCAGTGCAAAGTAGAAGTCTGCCGTGCTGCGCACGTACTCATTGCAGTCCAGCGAATAATTGCGGTACGCCTGATAGAGTGCCGAGGAGCTTTCCTTAAAGGAATCATCCACCTCGCACTTCTCATCCAGAAAATGTCCGAACCAGTCATTCTGGCTGCGATATTCCTCGATGGCCTTCTTCACGCAGTCCGGTACCGGGATCTGGTAGTCCAGAGCGATGACCTTCTTGGCTCCTTCGATGATCCACGCCAGAATGCTTTCACCGGCATTCTCATACAGGTACTCGCCGTAATTCTTGATGTCGGCCTTGCCCTCGATCTTGGCATTAAACGGGATTACGATGAGCCTGCGCCAGATACCGTCGTCCGAGGCGGAGACGCGAGGCAGGTGATTGGTATACAGCACCAGCGTGTGGCAGGGCTTGAAGGAAAACGGGTCTTTATACTTTTTCTCTGCGAATACGTCGTCGGTGGAGCAGAGCTGCTTGACGGTGGAGTCATTAAGGCGTGCGCCTTCCTGCATTTCCGCAGCGATCAGCAGTCGCTTTCCCTTGACCTCGGCCATTTCCGGCTTGATGTTTCTGCGGCAGCCGACGGTCAGGGTGTCTGCGGAGATGTTTCCGCTGTAAAGTCCCAGCACGCGGGAGACCGCATTCCAGAAGGTGGACTTGCCGTTTCGGCCATCGCCGTATGCGATGATGAGCGCTTCCACGAAAACCTTTCCGATAGAGGCGAGGCCGCAGATCATCTGTACATAGTCGATGAGCTGCTGATCCTTCTGAAAGATAAGGTTCAGGTTGTCCTGCCAAAGCTGCGTGCCCTTGCTGCCGGGTGAGACAGAGGTGATCTTCGTAATAAAATCATCCGCAGAGTGCTCGCGGGCACCGGCCATTCCTTTGCGAAGGTCGTAGGTCGCTTCCGGTGTGCAAAGAAGAAAGCAGTCCGCGTCTAAATCCCTCGGTGAGATTTCCAGCATCGGGTGCGTCTCCTTGAGGGTGGATGTAATGTTCTTGGAATCGCGCCTGCGAACGGCAAAGCTCTGGTAGGCCTTGGCGGCAAGGAACTCCTGATACGCCTTCATCTGCTCATCGTTCATGAGCTGTTCGGCCTTGGCCTTTGAGGTGTTGTCGAGGATTTCCTGCGCACCACAGTTTTTGAGTTTTTGCAGCGCCTCAAACATCATGCGGTTCGACTCGACCAGCTGCCTGCGGGTAAGCTCGTGGGCAACGGCCTGAGCGCCGGGCTCTGTTTCCTGCCAGTAGTGGTCGCTGTAGCGGATAAAGTGGGTGGCCGGTGAGTAGCGCAGCTCGTTTGCAAAATACTTTGATAGCACCTCGGCCTGCCCGACATCGGAGAAGTCCTCCGGCATATAGCTGTTTTCGTCGTTATAGACCTCCGGAGGAACATATCCGTCCTCGCGGCTGATCTTCGAATAAAAGCGCTGGGCGCTGTGCCAGATGGTGTCGAGCTCGTTTTGATCAAGAGGCGGCATGCAGGTCGTGGCCTTTTCCAAAAAGCTCTGGTAGGCTTTTTCTGTGTCGCCGTACTTCTTGATGACGATCCCGGCAAAGCGAGACATGGTGGAGTTACGGCTACCTTCCGGGATTGTGACATCCTTTTCATGACCGCCGGGCAGGCCTTCATCGAACTCGTCGTCATTCAAAAATTCCGTGAGGTTCATGCGACCGGGATAGAGCTCCACGTTCGGCTCCTGTGTTCCAAAGAAGAAGCGTGCCGCATCCAGCGCGTTCGTATCGAAATACGGAAAGATGGAATTGACCAGTTTCTTCATATCACTGTAGAGGGTGGCATCCGTCACGCGCTCGATGGGAAAGAGTACATGGAACTTCGGCCTTGCGGGTTTTCCGTTTTTCTCTCGCATATTGAAGCGGCTGTAATGGATAGCAAGGCTCACGCCGGGAAAGGCCTCCAGCACATCTGCCGGAGTGATCCAGTCCTTCGGGTCTTCCGAGTGGTCGTTGTCACAGTCCACGGGGAGGCAGTCGGCGGATAGGAAGTTCTCGCCGTTGCGGTAGTGGTGCTTATATTCCGCGCACACATAGTCGTGACCGACGGCTGCTTTCAGGCTATCTGTGCCCATGACCACGGTCTTGTGCGGGTAGGAGCAGTTGCCGGGATTGCCGATAAAATCGGCGCTATACAGGGTAAACATCAGTCGTACACCTCCTCCGATTCTTCCTCCAGCACCTTCGTGATAAATTTCAGGGCGCGGATCATGGTTTCCAGCTCGCAGTCGCCGCCGAGGGTGACCTCAAAGCCGTCGCAGCCGTATCGGGTGATGATGGGCTTTACATTCATGTCCGTGCTGGCCTCATCCTGAATACGGAAATAGGTGCGGCCACCATGACCGGTGTCGCCTCCCTTATATCCGGTTGTCCCGGCCTCGACCTGCAGGATATTGCAGCTGACCACGTCGCGGGTATAGGTTGTAATTTCAGTGCCGTCTTCCAGCTTTCTGCGTCTTTCTGTTACTTCATACATAGCGTTAAACCTCCTGACATTCTTCTGTGAAATAGCGCAAGCGATAGTCCTTCCACTTGGCGCGTTTGATTTCTGCTTCCATCCCGGATGAGATGCGGCTGCCGAATACCCAGACCTCGGCGCACTTGCTCATGAGCGCGTTTCCAAAGAACAGACCGAGCTCGCGTTCTTCCGGCTTGTCGTCATCAAGGAACTGCGGGAACAGCAGGTGTGGCGCGATGGGGATATATCCCTTGTCAACGGCAAAGCGGCTGTAGCGTCTGGCGTTCTCTACGTTTGTCTCCACATCTCCGGAAAACGGAGAGCAGATGTAGACGATAGGCCTGAAGGCTCTGAGGGACTGCTTTTCGTTTGTGGCAATCCGGGAGAGCGCTTCACCGGCAGTCGGGTCAGGATAGCCTTCGCTGTTGCGGTAATCGTTACTCAAACCTTGTGTCCTCCTTTCCGGGCAGACTTAAAGGCGTCCACCTCCAATTTCCACTGGAGATGAACGCCTGATTTGAGCGGACGATTTTTAATCTTTTTTGTAGAAGGGTGTGGTATAGCCGTCGGCACGGAGCTTCAGGCCTTTTGCCCAAGGCGGAGTCCTGCCCATCTGCTCGCAGAGCGCATCAAGTGATATGCGTGGGTCGGCCTCGATGACAAGCTCGTCGTGGATATGCATGACAATCGAGCAGCAGCGCAGCGTCTTCATGGCATAGCAGAGGATGTCACGGGAGGTCGCCTGCACGATGTTTTCCACAAATTTCGGGCCGTATGAGTCGAGCCGCTCCCATTTCTTTGTGCTGCCGATGCCCTCGTAGGTGATACACTCGCCGCCGAACTTATTCGTACCGACCTTGGGTTTTACATATACAAGGTTCCGTCCGGAAGGCAACGTGATAAAGAGCATCCCAGAGCGGCAGGCAAAGGTAAGGCCGTAGCTACTGGTCGTGTGCTTATGCTTCACGGCCTCCATGACAGCACGGTCAACGTCCCACCAGAATTTCACGATATTCGGATTCGTCTGTCGCCAAGCATCCACCAGCGGAGGAAGCTCATCTTCGGATAGTCCCATCTCGATAGCACCCATTGCCTTAAGCGCACCGACCGAGCCGCCGTAGCCGAGGGCGAGTTCCGCAATCTTGCCTTTTTGGCGCAGGTGGCCGTTGACACCATGCTTTTCGACCGGGACATGGAACATCTGCGATGCGCTGGCGCAGTAAATATCGCCGCCGTTCTCGAATACTTTCTGCCGCCACATCTCACCGGCATACCAAGCGATGACTCTGGCCTCGATGGCGCTGAAGTCGGAAACATAAAACTTCGTGCCTTCCTTCGGAATGAAGGCCGTGCGGATCAGCTGCGAGAGCGTGTCCGGGACATCTTCATACAGGAGTTTCACGGCATCGAAGTCGCCGGATTTTACAAGAGCGCGAGCTTCGGCCAGATCCGGCAGGTGATTCTGCGGGAGGTTTTGTAATTGGATGAGCCTGCCTGCCCAGCGACCGGTGCGGTTGGCTCCGTAAAAAGCAAACATGCCACGAGCCCTGCCATCATCACAGACCGCACGCTCCATCGTCTGATATTTCTTGACGGAGGATTTGGCAAGCTGCTGGCGGAGCTCCAGAACGGTCTGCAGCTCCGGCGGAGCGGTTTTGATAAGCTCTGCTACGACTTTCTTGCCAAGGGTGTCGGTTTCGAGGCCGTTGTCGGAGAGCCACTGTTTCATTTGCTGTACGGAGTTCGGATTATCGAGTGCCGTGATGTCTTTCATGGCAGCTGTCAGCTCTGACCGGGAGCGGGTATCCATCTCGATGGCTTCCTTTACCAGATCCATATCGAGCCGGACACCATGGTCGTTGATTTCCTGATCAATATGGTATTCATCCCAGACCGCATCAGGCACCGGAAACTTGGAGAGGCGCTGCTGGATTGCCATTTCGACTTCTACATCCCGCTTGTTATATGCCTTAAAGAGAGACCACTTCTCCGGATCGTGAAAGGGCAGGTTCCGGGTGCGACCGCCGTTTACCTTTGTGGGTGCGCAGGGCACAGAGAAATATTTGATGAGCGCCTTGCCCTCATCCAGCTTCTGTTCTTCGAGCTTTAATACCTGACCGACGCCTTTTAAGGAGAGCGGCAGTCCCATCGTGGCCGCCCAGACCATAGAACAGCGCCAGCCTTCTGGATTTAGGAACCGGGCGCACTCCTGAGAGAGCGGGTGGTTATCGTGGAAGGGATCAAGGCTTACACCCAGATCGGACAGATACCGGGATAAGCAGACTCGTTCAAAGTTTGCATTGAAAGCCCATTTGAGGACAGCATCATCGGTCAGGGCGTCGAGGACTTCCTGCGGGATATGTTCTCCCTGCGCAAGGTCGATGACCAGCACCTCGCCGCCGTCGATGGCGTAGCCGAAAAGCAGAATCTCAAAGTTCGGAGACTCCACATATTTGTAAACGCCGCACTTATTCAGATCGACGTCTGAAAACGTCTCTATATCTATGGATATGTTTTTCAATCGGATCACCTCAATTCAAACAAGCGGCAGAGAAGAATCCCTGCCGCCCGTCCGTTGCTTATTTGTCGAAGGACTTCATGCGTTTCTCGTGGTACTCATCGTCCTGCAAGGCCTTTTTCTCCTCGCGCTTCTCACGCTTGAAGTCATTGATCACCGTCTGGATGGCGACCACTGCCCAAGAGAGAACTACGATGCAGAAGCAGCCGATCAGGATGTTGCAGAGAAGGGATGAAATCATAACTGTGCTTTCCATTGTTTGTCGCTCCTTTCCTTAGTTGAGAAAATCTTCGTCATCGTCAGTCGCAAAGTCGGACTCTGCGCTTGCCTTGCCGCCGAGAGGCTCACCGTCGCGGATCTTCTGCAGGTTGTTGAGCCCGCAGGCGATGCCCTTGTTACCGGAACTGTTGAAAGCATAAAACGTGATGCTGGCGCGGCCATACACACCGGAGTACACCTCGGAGCGGGTGAGGATTGGGTTCAGGTCTGCGTCCACGATGCCGGGAGCAGAGGTGGCGTTGGCGTTGACGAAGTAGGCGTTCTTATAAGCCTCGTCGTCCGGACGCTCCGCATCGCCGTCGCGCAAAGGCGTCTTCAGAACAGAGAGCGCCGGTACGGACTTGCCGTTGCCCTTGAGCTTGGCCTCGCCCTCCTTGTAGGCAGCCTCGATAGCGGCCTTGATCTTGGCGACGGTCTTGGTGTCGGACTTCGGGATGATGAGGCTCACGCTGTACTTAGGCGTGCCGCCGTTGATGGACTTCGGCTCCCAGACATTTGCGTAGCTCCAGCGGGTGTCGACTCCGGTGATAACCTTCATGGGATTGCTGATTTTTGCATTCTTACTCATTGTCGTTTTCCTCCATAAAATCATTTTTTGCTGTGTTCATGGCCGGGCGCTTGTCGCTGTCCGGCACAAGTGTGGGTTTGCCCTGCGGCTTTTCGATGTAAGCCGTCAGGAGTTCATCAAAGCGGGACTTGCCGAGGAGCTTCTGCATGGCGGTGATGCCGAGTAGCTTCTTCTCATATGGATCAAAGCCTGCTTTTTCGACCGCGTCAATGACGGCGGCCTCATTGCTGTATCTGCGGTTGCTGCGTCCTTCGACGATCTTGAAACCTGTCCATTCCTTACCGGAGAGAGCCTGCTGCAGGGCGTATTCCTTGATATCGGAAGCCCAGCTGACCAGCTCATCCACCTTGCCGAGGATGACCTCGATCTCGGTGTCCGTAAGCAGTGGTGGGAGCTTGAACTCATGCTGCGCGAGCTTTAAGTTCGCTTCGGCTCTTGCGCGGCACTCGTTCTTTGCCTTACAGAAGCCGCACCATTCGCCGCACAGGAAGTTCCCGTCTCCGGCAAAGGCCAGCTCTGCGGTGGGCTTCAAGATCTCATCCGCCCAGCGGTATAGATCGTCCTTACTGATCTCATAGGTGCTGACGTTCTGGCGTCTCGGCTGGTAGATTGTCATAGAGACCGTGTCGATGTCGTAAATGTCATCGAAAAGCTCCAAAGCGCCGAGCGCGTAACACTGCATCTGCGGGTTTTCGTCGGCAGAGACCAGAACGCCAAGGCCGTGCTTGTAGTCGATCACCCGGAGCGTACCGTCCGCGATGATGATGCAGTCGGCGGTTCCGAAGCCCTGTTCTACCCAGCGGGAGAAGTCCACACGCTGCTCGATCAGGACTACCGGATCAGCGCAGACTTCCTTGGCGGCCTCGACCTGCTCCAACACATATTCGGCATAGCCGGAGGTGCAGTCCTCCATCTCCTCGGAATACCATGTGAGGCTTTTGGTCGGATCTTCTGCTGGCAGTCCCAGCGCGGCCTTTAGCTTGTACTCGCCAAGGGCGTGGGCGTCGGTTCCTTCCGCAGCGTAGTCGCTCCCTTTGTCCTCATAGGTTTCGCAGAGTCTCGCCGATGGCGGGCAGTGCAGCCACCTGTCGGAGCTGGATGCAGAGAGGATCGCGTGTGCTTTAGCTGCCATTGCCGATCACCTCCGCGTCCTGAAGCAGGGCTTCATACTTTGCCGGGTCGATCTCGGAGAGCTTGTCAGCACCATGCTTCTTAAGCAGGGCACGTACCTCTGCGGTATGACCGGCGCGGGACTTCTCGGCAAGGACGGCTCTTACGTCCTCCAGCTTCAGCTGCGGCTTCGGCTCCTTCTCGGCGGGCTGCGCCTCGGTGCCGTCGCCGGAAAACTGCTGGTAGAGCCAGTCGGCTGCGGCATTAATAGAAGCAGCAGCGCTTCGGAGCTCTTCGATGGTCTGTGCCATTTCTGCCATCTTTGACATGTTCTTTTCCTCCTTCCTCGGATTGGCTTGCGGCAAGGATTGAGAGGTTCCTTGCCAGTCTGGCGCTAACGTGACTGATGGAATTCAGGAGCTTGATCTCCTCATTCACGCTGCCGCCGGTGTCTGCGTAACTGCGGTACATCATTGGTTCACCTCGCTTTCTGAAGGCTGTGTTCTCTTGCCTTCACCTTCCACTGGAGATGAACTGCCGATTTGAGCGGAGGATTTTATAAAAAATTTCCGACCACCATCCGAAAGAGGGACAGTGGCCGGAAAGGCTGTGGTTCGTGGTGCTTACATTACTTGTCGCCGGTGATCCTGCGAAGGTCGGTGCGATACTTTTTCATCTGATCCGCGAAGGTCTTCTGCGGGCGACCGAGTTCTCTGGCGATGGCGCGGTCGGAGATGCCCTCCGGATGATCCTTCCAAAGCTGGATGATGGTATCGGCCTCCGGATCGAGCTCACGCAGTCTGGCAAAGAGCTGCTCCAGAAGCATATGGTCGGCGATGACTTCCTCCATAGGCTTTGCGCTGTCCGGGATGTAATCGCCGAGGGTACCGTTGCCGTCCGGAAGTGGCTGATCCAGAGATGTGATGTCGCCTGCCGCGTGGTACTCGCAGCCGATGCAGTCGCCGTCGCACTTCCAAATGAAGCGGTAAGGGCACATGCACCTGCCGTGATTCTGCTCCTTGTGGCGGATGCGGTCGGCTTCCTTATAGAAAGCGTCGTGCTGTGCCTTGCTGACCGGCACCTTCTCGCCGGTGCTGCGAACGTAGATGAAATAGGTCTTCTGATTGTCGTTGTTTTGCATAATGAAACCTCCAAGTTTCGAGTTGGTTCCCGAACCGGAGGCCTCATGGAAAAAGAGCGTGGAAGGCCGACCGGAACGGGAAAAATCCGTTTCAGTTGCCATCCACGCTCGTAGGATGGGTTTTTATTTACTTGTGTCCGCTATGGCCGTTCGAGCCACTCTGCATGCCGGGTGAGCGACCATAGCGGTGAGCTTTTTACGCCTTGCTCAGGGCGTTGACCGTTATCTGAGATCCGCTTCGATGGCGTATAACTCGCTGAATACGTCCGGCAGATCACACGGATTCAGGTCTTCGACGCTGTGAGCGCCGTATCGCTGGAATACTCCGTCAACTACAGCTGATCCCACTTGGGAGCTGATCGTAGAGGCGGTATTTTCGATGTTGATAATCCAGTTCTCGCGTTCATCCTTAGTCACGATTCTCATCTCCTTCCTGCTCAGCCTTCCGTTCAGAAGTCAGCTGCGTTATTTGCGCCGCCCTTGGAAACTGAACTCATCCTTGATCAGGGGATGTATCCAAGGGTTATGGCGAGGCGGGACAGCGAAGTGGTTCTTTGTCGGTTTTTGTGAGTTTATAACCATCAACTATTGACAGAGACCGTGTTTCTGTGTATAATTAAATGGTTAAGGTCTCGCATTGTCGGCTTTTTGCCTTCCTTGCCCTGCCCATTATTAGTTTCGCACGGCGAAATGAGACGGCCTGACCGATAACGTGAGACACATAGGACAAAACATAGGACAAGATTTGAGAGGAGGTATTCGATTGGAATTAAGCGAGTATTTCAGCCGGATATTTCCGAGCACGGATGCGAATATGTACTACCCGAACAGGAGGAATAACGGCATCTTTGTTTCGTTTTGTTTTATTGAGGCGGGTAGTAATTACTTCAGCCATAAGCTGGGAGATAGACTGAAATCCGATGATGTCCCATTGGAGCGTAAACTCTATGACGGGTCGAGGAAGATGTCCCAAGACCTGAAGGATTCGTTTAAGACTTTTAATGAGGACGGGCTGTGCGCGTATTTCGAGAAAATCATCGAAAAGAGCAAGTACGATGATGTGATGCTTGCCTTCGGAATACCTCCCACGGCAGAAAAAAAGCCGCAGGCACTCAGGAGAGCACTTGCGGTTCAGTTCAAAGCATTTATAGATAGCGACGCGGAGACTGCTGCGGACGTTGTGGCAATGACATACCAGCAGCTGCTGGTGGAGCCGAAACAGGAGCCCAGCACCTTTCATCATATATCGTCGCTGTACCAAGACGATACGGTATACATTAAGCCTGATCACAAGAGAAGCTATTCAGGCTTCATGTACGAGCGACTGACGGTAACGTGGAAATTCTCAAATCTTGGTACGCAAACATGGCGCGGCAGAAAGCTGTATCTTTCTAATTATGATGAGATAAGGCCGAGGGCAGAAAGCAATTACATAGAAATACCGGAGACGCCACCGAAAACCGGTGTGGACATCTCCGTAGTCATTGAGCTCAGACCATTTGAAGGGCACACGACTTGCCACTGGATCATGGTGGACAGCGATGGCAATGACTGCTATCCCGGTAGTCGAATGTTCGATATAGATATAGATGTAAAGTTCAAAAGGAAGAACTCTTAAGGATGGAGGTAATAAAGTGAGCGATCAGCTGCAAGTTGAAAAATGGGTAACATTAAAAGATGTACAGGCATATCTCGGTGTTGGACGAGAGACTATTTTGCAGTGGATTTCAAAACGGAATATGCCCGCGTACAAGGTCGGCAGACTGTGGAAATTTAAGCTCTCAGAGGTTGATGATTGGATTCGCTCCGGTGGAGCATCTGATGATAACGCACCTGAAAAAGAAGAACAGGATACAGAGTAAGTCCGTTTTATGGGACATCAAATTTTATAGAATGAAAATATAGAGTGGCGTACTATGCCACTGACAAACGGAGGAAAAGTGATGGACAATCAGGTTCACAATCAGATAGTGAGTTTTATATGGGGAATTGCAGACGACTGCCTGCGCGATGTTTATGTGCGCGGCAAGTATCGTGATGTTATTCTCCCGATGACGGTTATCCGCCGTCTGGATGCCATGCTGGAAGAGACGAAACCAGCAGTTCTGACAATGAAAAAGCAGCTGGACGCTGCAAAGATCGATAACCAGTGGCCTGCGTTGTGTAATGCAGCGGGACAGGCTTTCTGCAATGCATCTCCCTTCCTTCTGAAGGATTTGACCAGCCGCGCAAAGGCACAGACGCTCAAGGCCGATTTTATCGCCTACCTTGACGGATTTTCTCCTAATGTGCAGGTGATACTGGATAAGTTTAAATTCCGTAACCAGATCGATACGATGGTGGATGCGGATATTCTTGGCGCAGTCATCGAGAAGTTCACATCTTCTGATATCAACCTGAGCCCGAATCCAATTTACAAGGACGAGGCGAAGACGATCCTCAAGCATCCCGGTCTTGATAATCACGGCATGGGAACCATCTTTGAGGAGCTGATCCGTAAATTCAACGAGGAGAATAACGAGGAAGCCGGAGAACACTGGACGCCTCGCGATGTTGTCGAGCTTATGGCTGACCTTGTGTTTATGCCGATTGCCGACAAGATCAAAGACGCATCGTATTCCTGCTATGACGGAGCCTGTGGTACGGGAGGTATGCTCACCGTCGCTCAGGACAGGCTTTTAACGCTTGCCAAGAGGCGCGGCAAAGAAGTCGCTATCCATCTGTTTGGACAGGAAATCAATCCGGAGACCTACGCAATCTGCACGGCAGATATGCTTCTGAAGGGTGACGGTGAAGAGGCCGAGCACATTATGTATGGCTCCACACTTTCCGATGATCAGCACGCTTCCCGCCAGTTTGACTTCATGCTCTCGAATCCTCCATACGGAAAGAGTTGGAAGACCGATGCTGAGAAAATGGGCGGCAAGAAAGAAATCCTCGACACACGCTTCAACACCTATCTGGAGGGTGGCGAGGTTATGCCGATGATCCCGCGCACCAGTGACGGCCAGCTTCTGTTCCTGCTGAATAATGTGGCAAAGATGAAGAAGGATACCGAACTCGGTAGCCGCATTGCAGAGGTACATAACGGATCGTCTATTTTTACCGGCGATGCAGGCAGCGGAGAAAGCAATGCCCGCAGATATCTTATTGAGAACGATCTGGTCGAGGCAATCATCGCTGTACCAGAGAACATGTTCTACAACACGGGAATCGGTACCTTTATCTGGATTCTGTCAAATAAGAAGGAGGATCGCCGTAAAGGAAAGATTCAGCTTATCGACGCGACCGCAATGAAGTCACCTCTTCGTAAAAATATGGGTAAGAAAAACTGCGAGTTCACAGCAGATATTAGAAACGAGATTCTTCGCATCTTCCTCGAAATGGAGGAAAGCGAGATCAGCATGATCTTTGATAATGATGAGTTTGCATATTGGACTGTGACAGTGGAGCGTCCTCTTCGCTTGCGCGTTTATCCTGACAGGGATATTCCGATCGATACATTTAAGAAGGCGGAAGAACTTGAAACTGTACGCAAAGCAATTAATGCTGTCCCGGATGGTACGCCACTTGATGATTGGACAGCTTTTGCGAAGGCGACAAAACTGAAGGCTGCGGCTCTTAAGAAAATACGTCCGTTCATTACCGAGAAAGATCCTACAGCTAAGCCTATTGGAGGCGAAGCGGATGCTGATCTTCGTGATACCGAGAATGTGCCCTTCCTTTATGAAGGTGGAATTGATGGTTTTATGAAGAATGAAGTATTGGCATATGCATCAGATGCTTGGGTAGATGAAAAAAAGACTCAGGTAGGATATGAGGTTAGCTTTACGAAATATTTCTACAAGCCGGTCGAGATGCGGGATATGAATGAGATTATTTCCACGCTGAGCGCTCTTGAAAATGAAGCCGCTGGAATGGTGGCAGAAATTGTGGGAGGCGCAGAATGAACAATTACTCAAGTTATGTAGATAGTCCATTACCGTGGCTTCCTCTTATACCATCCCATTGGGAGCTGGTAAGAAATAAGAATATTTTTACGGAAACAAAGGATACGGTTGGAAGTGATTCAGATAAATATGTATTACTATCACTTACGTTGAAAGGAATCATTCCAAGGGATGTTGCTTCTGGAAAGGGGAAATTCCCGAAGGATTTCGATACATATAAGGTTGTCCAGCAGGGTGATATGGCTTTTTGCCTGTTCGATATAGACGAAACTCCACGAACGGTTGGGTTATCTGATTATGATGGCATGTTGACGGGAGCATATACTATCTTTCACGTTAAAGATGTCAATTCTCGATATGCATACTATTATTACCTTGCTCTTGATAACGTGAAGGCAATGAAACCGCTCTATAGTGGCCTAAGAAAGACCATAAATGTCAATACGTTCTTAGGCACGAAGTTTCCTATGCCTCCGCGAGAGGAGCAAGACCAAATTGTAAGATATCTCGATTGGAAAGTGTCAAAAGCCAATGCGCTTATAAACATAAAGAAAAAGGAAATCAAGAGCATTGAGGCACTAAAACATTCCTCAGTAAGTGATGCTGTAACGCATGGTATAACAGCGGGTGTGCCAATGAAATACAGCGGTGTTAAATGGCTCGGCGATATTCCTGCGCACTGGACAACTATCAAGTTGCGTCAGCTCTTGAGCCCTGTGAGCGTAAAGAACCATCCGGAGCTTCCTCTTCTGTCTGTGGTCAGAGAGCAAGGCGTCATTGTACGCGATGTCGACGATAAGGAGGCTAACCACAATTACATACCAGATGATTTGAGCGGCTATAAGATGGTCAAAAAAGGCCAGTTTGCCATGAATAAAATGAAGGCGTGGCAGGGGTCGTATGGAATCTCGGATTATACCGGTATTGTGAGCCCTGCGTATTTTATCTTCGATGTGGCATTTGAAAACCTTGAATATTTTCACTACGCCATCAGAAGCAAAGTGTATGTAAATTTCTTTGCTCAGGCATCAGACGGTATCCGTGTTGGCCAGTGGGATCTTCAGATGGATAAGATGAAGGAAATTCCATTTATTGTCCCGCCTGCTGATGAACAGATTGCAATCGTAAATTACATAAAAAAGACTCTTCCGAAGTACGATGAGGCGATTGAAAAGCTGACTACAGAGGTGGCAGTGCTTGAAGAATATAAAGAAAAGCTGATAGCGGATGTAGTTACTGGAAAAGTCGATGTCCGTAATAAAGTTATACCGGATTATGAATTTGTGGATGAAGAGGCTGACTCCGAGGAGGAAGGAGAAAGCGAGGATATTGAGGGACAGGAGGATTGA